CCCACTTGCGAAAGATTTCCGGCGAAGGCCGTTCTTCTGTGTATGTTAAAAATTGATCGACGAAATCAGCCACGGCGCAAGCGCCTCCCTCACAGTTTTTGATTTAATATTGGTGTGCGCTTACGGGGATCTTTGACGTTCTTCCATTTGGCAAGGCCATCTGGGTTGGAGTTCGCGTCAAAGTTTCCCCAATTCCATCCAACTTTTGCTTCTCCGGGGACGATCAATGTGTGGCCGGAGTGTTCAAACGCGATGTGAAAATGCGAAAGAGCTTCTTCGATAATCGCAACTTCGTCTTCTGTCTCGCGGTATTGAAAGTAAAGAGCGTCGTGAACTTGGGCTATGAGCTGCACCTGCGGCATGTGATACCAAACGCGCCAGAGGACGAGGTTTAACCTATCCGCCGTCGCGCTCTGCGGTGAGAACGCAATCGCTTCCCGGAGCGTCGTGTCGTCGTTCGAACGTCCGAAGAAGGTTCGCTGGCGGCCAAAGGGCGTGGTGATGCTGTGGGTTGTTTGGAGTTGTCCTGCAACCCATCGGTGCCATTTTGGAATTCCTGCGAACCGTTCGAAGTAGGCTCGTTGGAAATGTTCTGCTGTGGCGGTTGGGATTTTGGCGTGTCTTGCCATTGTTGGGGGAAGGCCTCGGTAATTGCTTCCATGGCCGAGCTTTTTTGCCATATCTCTGTAGGTAAGGTTTCGATAGAAGGGGGTGTCTGCCACGCGGCGATTATGTTTCGGATCGCTGCTCCATTCGAGGGAAGGCCAAGCCGTTTGTGCAACAAGGGTATGGAGATCACCAGAATAACAGGCGTCAAGGTAAGACCAATCATTACAAATGATCCCAGAAAGCCATCCAACTTCACGGCTTTCAGCTTGCTCAAGGTCAATGCCACAAATTTTGTAGCCGCGATCTGCGACAAACATTTTCCGCAAAGACGCCGTGATGTTTTGTAAATTCGTGCCAGTCCCGAAAGCATTTGTTGAGCTACTAAAGCGCCCTGTTTCAGTGCCCGCGACATTGTAAGAGGTTCGCATTCTACCATCTGGATCGACTTCTGTTTTGAGAACTGAGAGTTGTTTTGTTGCGTCACGGATTGCGAGGATCGTCGCAACCAAAGGTCGAGCGTGATAGTAGTTGTCTAACTTCTCCAGCGCCTCTCGATCCATTGATAGTTTTCGTTCGCCTTTTTTGGAGGTCCAGATTTCTGGAATTCGCATGTGTTTGAAGAAGAAGTCTTGAAGCATTTTAGGGGAATTAGCTTTAAGAGGCTTATCCCAAACAGCATCGGCAAGACGATCCAGAAGGTGTGTAAGACGAACAATCTCATTCGAGAGGTTTTCAATTCCCTTTTGTCTTTCGTATCCATCGATCAAAAATCCTCTTGTCATCATGTCGAGAACGGGAGCTTGTAGCGCCCGGGCGAAATCGTAAATCTTTGGAGCTTCGCCGAGCGCACGGATCGAGCCGAGCACTTCATGCGTAATGCAACAATCCAACCCGTTATAGATTTGCTCGTTTTCTGGAAGCGTTACGCCTTCCTGCAAGGCGCTGGTGTTTATGATGGGCATGGTTCACGCGAAGAATAAGAGGAGAGAGGTAAGGACGAGCCAAATACTGAAAGCAAATTCTTGTCCCGTCAGGATGTAATAAATGAATGCTGCGCCCGCAGCCCCCGCAACTACAAACATTAAAGCACTCCATTTTCTTGAATGTAATTAAAAATTCGACGCCAGATATAACTGCGAACAATACTAACAAGGGTGAATATGCAGGTGATTAGAAAGGTGTCTTTGTGTGTGGTTTGAAAGTTGAAGTAAGCGAATGTTAGCTCTGCGACGAAATAGGAAATTATAAAACCAGAGGCGGTATTTAGCAGGGCCTCGAGAAATGAATGTTTGCGGGATTGTGCCATTTAATCATCCTTCTTCATCTCCGTGATCTTTTTCCCTCTCATCATTTTCCATGCAGGTTCCTGCGTGTAAACGGAACCCAAGAAGCCTAAGCCTTTTTGCATCTCTGGGTAGAGGGCATGATGATAGAGCATAGTGTCCTCCCGGCATCCGCGCGGGCGAAAGCCTTCCTTGATAAGGTATTGGAGATCGTAAAGACCGTTCTGGAATATCTTAGTAATGCTCGGATTTTCTAAAATTGCACGAACAATTTTTCTTGCATCTTTCTCGATGTTCGCTGTCGGCCAATAGTTTCCGCCCTTGTTCTTGTCCCAGAACGGGACCACCATGGCGTGTGTCGGGCTGGCGCTAAAACCAACCATTTCAATCATTCCGAATTTAGTCTCGATGTCACAAGCGCATTCAGATTTGAGGTGCTGATCGACCCATTCAAGAGCCTCGGCGATTGTAGGGTTGACAAGAATATGGCGCTCTGGGCGTTTGATCTCAGGGAATTCGCTCTCACGCTTCGCTTTGATAAGGTCGGCAATGGCGATAGGTCGCCAAGCCCAATTTCGCAATACGGCTGCGGGATGGTAGGTGGGCAGAACCTTGTGTGGGACGAGGGAGGATGTCGCAACAGTTCCACGCAAAGCGCCAATGCCATTAGTATGCAGCAAAGCCCAACAAGCGGTGCTGCCAAGGGCAATAATGAGGTTGGGGGAAACTTGTGTAAGTTCATCCTTTAGCCTCTCGAGTTCTGGAAGGTATTGCGGTTGTAGGTATTGGCCGATCTTGCCGAGATGGGGGAGGGTATAACCCTCCCCGCAAGCGTCTTTCTTGCAGCACAAAGCTGCGAGGTCATTGTTTGGTGGCCGCAAGGCTAACACATTCGTCAGAAAGCAATCGCGTCTTGTAAGGCCCGCTTCCTGCAACATTCGTGTTAGCTCTTGCCCGGAATAGCCTTGAAAGGGCTTGCCGATTAGAGCTTCCTGTTCGCCCCACGCCTCTCCAACGATTGCAATTCGCGCATCGTGAGGGCCAGCACTATGTGCAAAAGCTGGAGAGGTTTGATAGGCCATTTTAGTTTTGTTCTTCCGTAACGATTGCTAAAAGCAACAAGCTGTAAACAACGAGATCATCGATGCGGGCAGATACAGGTTCGGTTCTGTTACGGCCTTTGTTATTGCGAACGTCTTTCACGTATTGCTGAATTGAGTCGATGTGCTTTCCGGCCAGCATCATCCACACCGTTGACATCGGAAGGTCTTGCTGCTGCGCGAGGCGGCGGAAGTTCGCAAGGATGTCACCGCTATCGCCATACTCAGAGTTCTTTGTGGTGAACAATTGCTCTGCGCGCTTAATTGCGTCTGCGACGATTACGACTTGTGGATTGTTGACAGGAGTTGTGTTCACGAGTTTTGGCCTTTCGCTAACAGATTGTGGAGGTGGAGGGGGCGCAAATTCAACGTCTGCAATGGTTTTATACATATCCTCAAGATCGACCGGGATCTGGTCAGCTATCGGTCGTGGTGTCTTGTTCATTTGTTTGCTCCTTTTGAGCGCCTTCGGCGCTTTGCTCCTTTTGTATTGACGATGCTTTGCGGAGAATACGGAATTGCTGCAAAGCTCTTCTCGCATTCCCTACATATTCATCATTGATCTCAAGGCCGAGAACATGCGCGGCCCCAAGAGCTTCTGCCGCCCGCAGCGATGACCCACCACCGCATGTCGGGTCGAGCATTCTTGTGTTGTTATCAACGAACATTTGTAAGAAGTGTTTTAGAACTGGTTCTGGTTTGGTGTGTGGATGAAACTCCTTGTTTGTTTGTGCCGAGATTGCGTTGCTCACAGGTTTGACCAACAAGCGATCTTCTCGAGATGCGATCAGGGCTGCTTCGTAAATGCGTCTTGGTTCGCGCTTTGGATCTGGCACGATCCCCACATTGTCGCTCTTGACCCAGATTAACGGGAACTTGCAGAACGCAAGATCGGGAGCGAGATCGGAAAACATTTGCAAGGTGCGATGCTGGATCGTGATGTCGCCGGAAAGCCAGAACACCAAATGCCCGCTGTGCGCCATGAGGGTGTCAAGGTTGGTGCAGAGGGTGGTGATTAATTGCTCGTAAACATCCACGGTGTCTTTGTATCCAGAGGTCGTTTGTTTGCCCGACCACTTTCCTCCAAAAACATTCACGCCATACGGAAAGTCACAGTGAATCAAATTGAAAGGCTCGCCTCGGTATGCAGGAGCCCAGTCGAGAAAGGATTGCTGAAGGATGGACGTTTCGGGCGGGATGATTAGGGGCGCGGATCGTGCCGATTTCGGTGGCCCGTTGGGGGCCGTAGGAAGGTCAGGGGCATCGGTCAAAAGATCATCAAGGGGGTTAGTGCCGCCTTCCCCATTGAAGGCATCCGCCGCCGCTTCCGTCGCAGTCGATAAGATGTTGCTAACCGCATCTGCAGCCACACGCTCGTCTTCGCGGGATATGAAGTTGTAGGCTCGAGTAGCGGTTTCGAGGGTTCTAATATTATCCCTATGCAATTCCTTCGCTATTCGGCAGCAGCGTTGAACCCATGCTTGCCCGTAACCTATTGATGCTGCGGTCTTTGCGTAACCCCATTCCTCTCCCCCTTTTTGGGAAAGGATGTCGTGGATGTTGGCGATGGCCAAACACTGATCCTGCCAGCCCAAATCTTTCCGGCGCAGATTTTCTTCGAGTTCGACGAGTTTTTGCTCGATGGGGTCAAGGTCGGCCAGAAGGCGCGCGGGAATGTCAGGAAGATTGAGCTTGCGGGAGGCTGTGAAGCGCCTTTCTCCTGCAAGAAGTTTGTAGGGCTGACCTGCGGGGCCTTGTTCAGAGGTGACAATAATCGGCACCAGCACTCCCCGCAACGGAATGCTTTCCAGCAAATCGTCAACAATAATTTCTTTCCGTTGCCGTGAGCCTCGGTCAATCCAAATATCTTTAAGAGCAATGCTGGTCATAACAGGCCTTTCAGAAGTGAATGGAGAGGGCAAAATGGCTCCTCGCCCTCTCCGTGATTGTTATTCGCCTTTAACGCTCTTGATGTTGTTGCGTGGCGGATCATCTGGGCGCTCAGGATTAAAACGCTGAGTCACATAGGCGATCACACTTTGTCCAACAGCTTCTGGGATCAATTCGTCAAAGCTCGAGCCGTCGGTCTTGAGGCCGAGCGAAACGAGAAACTCTTTGAGTCTCCAACGAGCGTCAGGTGTGAGGTAAAAGTCGGTAGAAAGTTTACGAGATGAAAGATCGATGTCAGCAAGGTCTTTGTCGTCAACGTCATCTGATGTGTGGGTGAATTTAAGAGCGAAACGAACGTAAGGAGTTTTGTTTTTGTTGTTATCGCCATATTCGAATGATGAAATGTTGCCGTGATAAGTTCCTTCTGGAAGTGCTGATGGTGCTTTTACATCGTCAAGTTTAGTAGATAAGAGGTCTTTAAAGTTCACAGACATAAGTTTTCTCCATTAAAATAGACCCAGTGACGGGCCAACATTAACGCCGTTGGCGTTAATTCCTGACAGCCTTGAAGTAATCAGCAAGGCCGGTATCTAGCGGATAGGACGGCTGGACTTTTGAGGGCGCTGTATTTTTGCACTCAATAGTTCCTTGTGAAGTCGTGAAGATCTGGCGTTTAAGATTGGAGCCTCGGCCAGAGCTTTGTGCAAGCAAAACCGTGTTGAAATAGCGACCGACTTTTGGCGGTAACGCCTTGCCGAGAGTATTCGGGTAATAGCGTTCCGGCCCATTGTCGTCTCCCATCGGTTTGATGTGGCAATTTATAATCACGTTGCATTTCACGCCTTCGTCGTAGAGCATTCGTAAGAGGTTCTCGACAAGGGCTTGCGCAAGGCCCCAATCTGCTTGATGGGGATGCTGACCTAATCTCCCGTTCATGGCGAGGATGTAAGACAGGGCAGCGTCGGACAACATCGTAAGCGAGTCGAGGACTAGAACTGTGTTGTCGTCCCATGTGGTGATGGAGCCGTGATTGATCTCCCCGTCTTTCCAATCGCCTAACATGCCCGCCACGCGCTGCCACACGGAGGCCTTTGCGGGAATAAGTTTGCCACCGGCATTTTTCATGGGCTCGGTAAGCGTGACGTATTCGACGTTATTGATTGCGTCTTTTGTGTAGTTGCCGTTGGTTAGGAGGTCGCGGAGCACATCCACGCCGTTGTCAAGGTCAAGAATGCGAACCTTGAAACCCGCAGCCGCGAGGGATGCAAGTGCGCCGGTCTTTCCGGCCCCACTATCTCCGACGAATAAAAGTTTGGTTGTGGTGTTGGAATGATGATCTTTGAGTGAAGGCATTTTAGGAATTCCAAAGGGCTGCAACGGTTAAAACGGAAACAATAAAGCCGACAAAAAGCTGGAGAATTGTTGTGGTCAAATGTCACCTCTCACTTGGAGGGGGTCCCAGATGCGCCTTGTGAAATCGGCTTGCAACCATTCTTTTCGGACTGACGGAGGCAATCCACATATTTTGCGGAAAGGACAGCCGCCATACTGCCCGCAAGATTTGTCGTTCATGGGCCAATAGTTGTTGGCCGCATACAATTCTGCGGTCGCCAGATACTGGCCGAGGTCATAATACCATTCCTCCAGCACAGCCTCGGTCCGTGGCACAGTGCCTCGCAGAAAGCGCGTGAAGGTCTGAGCAATCTGCGCTCCGTCCACAATAATCCCTTCAATCTGAATATTGTAAACGACCTTGCCAGCGATGGCGTAGAGGGTCATCTGGTTATCTGGCGTGAACTTGTCAAAAAATGACGAGTTGATTGTGCTTTTCGTGGTCTTGCGGTCCAGCACAAAGGCCTTTCCGTTCAACATTGCCAGCCGATCAAGATGGCCACAAAGCAAAATGCTCTCGCCGTATTGTGTGGTGTAGCCGGAGTCGAAACGGAATGAAAGCTCGACAGCAGGTTTGCCATTCGCCAGACGAACGGTTTCAATAGGGTCACTTTCGAACTGCAGCAGATACCAGACAACACTTCGCAAAAGTGTCAGCCTGTTTTTGTTCGGATCGTCTGAAATCCATGGGCGATTTTTCTTCTCGTCCCAAGTAATTGTCAACACATACCGCACTACCTCTCGCAGCGCTTCTTCGTAAGGCATTCCACCAAAACGCAAGTGATCGTAGCGTTCCAGCGCTGAATGGAAGTGAAGGCCGAATGTGAGGTGAACGGAGATCTCGCGAGGTTGCCAACCTTCTAGAATTGACAACTGGTAATATCTCGGGCATGTTTTGAATGCACCGATACTTGTGGAGTCCCAAGCGATCTGGAAGTTGGGAGACTGCAATGAAAGCGATGAGTTTGACATGGGAAGTCCCTGTC